TATAATCTCATAATTAATTATTGAAATGTTCTTTAAACATTTGTTTGACAGGTTTTCTATTTCCTGTTGAATCTTTAGAAATACCATTCCATGCTCTACCCATTAATCGTGCAGCTATATTATCACTTGGCATAATACCAAGTCTTCTTAAATCTATATCTAATTGTTTTAAAATTCCTTCTTTTTTTAAATTATCTGAAAATTGAATTATTTGTTTTCTTTCAGCATTTGATTTTGCGTTTTGTACAGCCATAGATGTAATTCTTGAATTGGCTTCTTCCATTGATTTTGAATTTGCGACTGTTTGTCTCCAATCGTTTCTAAAACCTAATAACATATCCAATTTGGTTTTTGATATGTCAACATCTGTTTTTCTAAGGTTTTGCTCTGCAGCCTGAAGGCTATATTTTTGTAATTCATTAGCTCGTCTGTTTGCATCTGAATTTGCAGTAGTTCTTGCTATTTCACCGGCAGTTTGAGCTTGTCTTAATAAAGCATCTTGCTCAATTACAGTGTTTTGTTTAGATAAATTATTAGTTTGTGCTTCTTTTAATTTTATATCTGCATGTTGTCCCATTACAGCACCAATCATATTTAAATCAGGTGTTGGTGCATTAAACTTTGGAGTATCATAATTTGTACTTCGTACAGGTGCAGCTTCATTTGATTGTTTATATATAAGGTTCGGATTTAAACCCGCTTCCTTAAATCTTTGCATTTGCATTTGAGGACTATTATAATCATTTTGCATTTTCCAATCTGCAAGAGAATCACGTCTTTGAATATCATAAGAACGTTGTGCAGCATTGGCTTGTTGTTTGTTGGTAAATATTGTTCCTAACGTTGAGGCAGCAGCGCTACCTATAGCAGGTAGGGCAGCAGCTAATAAAGGAGGTATAGGCATATACTGTTTTTTTTTGTTTTTTTTTATTTTTTATTTTGACACTTTTTTTTATTTGGTTTTGTTTACTCGTAGTGCGTCCTACGTCCTTCTTTCTCGTTTACTTTTCCAAATATATATATTTAGTGTCAATAAACACTAATATATCAAGGTGTTATTAGTGTTTATTACTGACGCGCTACGCTTGTCTTAATAAATACGGCCATGCAAGTAAACTTGCACAGCCATATTTCTTTTTAATCGATGTTTTCAACATCTTGTGATTGAATATCTTCAATCTGTTCTTTACTCAACCTTTGTTCGGTTGTTATTGTTGTGCTCTTTAATCGCTTCTCGATTTCAGCAAGTTCTTGACGAGCAGCTATCTCAAGTTCCTGCCTTTCTGCTAAATCAAGTCTGCGAGGGTCTATACCATCGCCTTCGTCTCCTTCATAAATGGGTTCTTGACTTCCACCAAGTGGTTGACCACTTGCGTATCTTTTTAGTATTTCTCTTATAGTTAATGCTTGGTCAGGTACTGTTTGAGAAGGTTCTGTAAATACTTCATCATCTTTGTATTCCTTTGCATTAAACATGTTTCTAACTATCATAAATCATTGTTTTTTCGTTCTAATTCAGCTAATTTTTGCATCTTTTTAAATGCAAAAATATGTCTTTCAGATATTACTTTTTCCTGTTCAGTAAAACTGCTGAATTCTTGTGATATTTTTAAATCTAATTCTTCACTAATTTTAACCATGTATTTAGCTATTTTATCCTTTTCTTCTTCATTATACATTTTATCCTTATAATATCTTGGCATAGCTATTTTTTTACCATCTTCAATTGGAACAAACATTCTTTGTTCCAAATTATTTTTATGCCATTTTATCATATTTTCTGTAATATAATTACTACCTAACCCTTTAGACATAACACTAAATTCCTTTTTTCTATCATCATTTTGATGTATTGGGATTTGAGATTTTTTACTCATGTATTTGAGGGTATAACCAATAGAGGCAGCACTAACATTACCAATATGGTAAGTACCAATAGACTTATTATTAAGAGCCCAAGCCCTTGCAATATGGTCTTGATTAGCATTGTAAAGAATGATATGATAATGTGGACGTTTTTTTGTGCTGCCATATTCTCCTACTGCGTAGTATTTTAATTTTTGATTAGATAATTTTCTTAAACGTTTAAAAAATTTCTGTAAATCTTTTAAATCTAATGTCATATATCCATTCGATGTTATAGGAACGTATTCTGTATCGTAAGTTAAAGTTATAAAGAGAGCGGATAGACTCCGCTCTCCTTCTTTTACTAACCGAAAAGACCAACCTGAAGTTCTTCTTTTCTTACATGGGGGGCATTTTCCACAAGGAAATGGTATATGTTCTCCTCTTGTTTGTTCTTTCTTATAGAAAGGAGTAATACACCTACTGCTCATAACTAAAACATTGGTGTACCAAATTTTGGCATTGGTCTTACTGCTTTAATCTTGTTTAACACATGACAGTATAAACTATCTGTTGCTTCTGAACCGGGCCCTTCTAATACTGCAAATATTCTTTTTGTTGGTGTACATGATACAAACTCACCTGATAATGCAGGTTGTGTATCAAATTTTCTTCCTAAATGCCAAAAATCTAAATCATTTCTAAATTCTCCGGCAACTCTTGATGGCATATATTTATACTCTGCATAACGTGGTACATATCCAAATGTATCCTCTCCTGTAGAAGTATATGCATATATTTCATTGTTTTGTACTGCTTGTTCTCCAATGTGTGCAAATGAAGGCCAAAAATAATCTAAATTATCATTTTTGAGGAATGTTTTAGGTATACCTTGTTGATAACATGTTTTAGGCATAACTGACATAATACCTATAATGTATCCATGTTCTTCACAATAATATGAACCGGAACGTCCTGATGATACTGATATACCATGACCTGCCATATTACCTTGAGCAAGTCCACCATCTTGTCCGGTTGTATTTACTATCTCACTAATAACTACAGGAGATTTGACACCTGTAATATATTCAGGTCTTTGTAAACGTTTGTCAGAAGATTTAACACCAAAATGTGTTAATATACTTTCAATATAACGAGTTCCACCTCTTGCATTTTTCTCAAGCCATTCTTGTAAACGAAATGCACGTCTTAAATCATTAATAGTTGTTGGTTCTACTTCTGCATTTTGTGATGGTACATATAAGCCATTTGTTAATGGTGAAGGTACTCCTGCGTCAACATCATATGTTCCTGAAGCTGCTACTACATCTGGTGAACCAGATGAATTTTTACCTGCTACTTTTGTCCATGGTGTTGTAATTGTACCTAATGGGATATCTACTGCTGCACCTTTTTGTGCAAAAGGTAATGAAGCAGTAAAATAGTCATGTTCCCATGCCCTTTTTCTTAAAGTTGTTAATTCTCTAAATCTTGCAGCAGATGGATTATTATTTCCGTCTGTTAATTTATAATTAACAGGTTCTATCAAATTTTGATCTCTATAATATTCATTGTAAATACACTGATATGCTGCAAATGGTAAAGCGTTAATATTTGTAACAGTACCAAAATCAGGTGGTGGTGGTACACCTAAATAATCTGCTGTTTTTGCTGAAGTAGGATAACTTGCTACATATTGAGGTTCAAAATTATCTGAAGTGATAAAAGGAGATACTAATTCATCATTACCTGTAATAAATTTTTCCCAACCGTCCCATAAAATACGGTTTGGTACAAAGAAGTAATGCATACTTACGTCCATACGATGCATAACAGGTGCAATCATTGGTGCAAATCTTATAAGACTTTCACAACCAATATCAAATTTGTCACCGGGTACACATTCCAATGTTAAAATTGGAGTTAAATTGCCCATTTCTGCTGATAACTTTACGTCATGGGTGAGGTCAAAGACATTCTTTTTTGGTCTTTGCAGCTTAATCGAATTAAATAAATTCGGCTTCATGTTGTTTTATTTTTAAAGTTTAAAGTTAGGGGTGACTAACCCCTTTTTGTTATAGTCTAATTCCGCCGCGTGATACATAATATGAACGGCTTACTTTACGTCGTTTGCCATAACTGCCCTTTCGAGATGTTCGGCGATAGCTCCTTCTTCGCATGTTTTTGTTTTTAGTTTGTTATTAAAATATTTAAAAATTGCTTGTTCTACATACTTTTTAAGTAACTCTTTTTCTGAAATATCTGCTGTATTATAAAGTTTTATAAGCCTTAAAATTTGTTCTTGTGTATATAATCTCATAATTAATTATTGAAATGTTCTTTAAACATTTGTTTGACAGGTTTTCTATTTCCTGTTGAATCTTTAGAAATACCATTCCATGCTCTACCCATTAATCGTGCAGCTATATTATCACTGGGCATAATACCAAGTCTTCTTAAATCTATATCT